CCAACATCCTGACGTCAACGTTGGCGTTAGCTGCCGCCGTAGCGAGCGCGTCCGCAGCCCTGCCCACCTCGGACGCCTCCATCGACATGCCCGCCATGATGTTGGACGCGATGTCCGCAGCCTCAGCCAGACCGAGACCACCTGCCGCAGCGAGGTTGAGCACGTCGGGCAGGCCAGCCATGATCTGCGTGGTGTCCCACCCGGCCATGCCCAAAAACTCCATCGCCTGCGCAGCCTCGGTCGCCGAGAACATCGTCGTGGCGCCGAGCTCCCTGGCCTGGGCCTCCAGCCGCGCGAAATCATCCCCCGTCGCACCCGTGACGGCGCGCACCGCCGCCATCGCATGATCGAACTGCCCGGCCGCGGTCAGCATCGCACTGCCCAACGCGCCAGCCGCTGCGGCGGCGACCGCGCCGACCGGGGCGAACGCGCCCACAACCCCGGCCAGTCCACCGCTCAATCCTGCGGTGAACCCCGCTCCTCCGGCGCGGCCCGCCGCCCCGAGCGCCTGCCCGACCGGCCGCCCGGCCCGCTGCGCCGACCTGCTCAAGCCAACCGACAGGCCAGCGGCAGCCTGCTCTGCAGCGGAAACGAACTTCCCGCGCGCGTCACGGACCTTGCCGTCCACGCCCCGCGTCCACCCCTGCGCGGCGAGGATGCCTTCTTCACCGAACTTGCGGGTGGTTTCCTGTAGTGCGGGGGTGACGGCCTGCGTCATGGTCTTGCCCAGGGTTGTACGGACGGCCTGGTCAACCCCAGACGTGTAGCGCTCCCCGGCCTTCTTGCCCGCGTCCTCCGCAGCCTGGCTCGTGTCGCGTAGCGGACGCTCCACGTTCCTCTTCACACTGCGCCGCACCCGCGTGCGCGTGGCCTCCTCAAACCCCCGGGTGAACCCCTCACCACCACTACGGCCGGCCTTCGCAGCCACGGTCTCCACGCGCCGGAACGTGGCCCGGGTGGAACGGGTGACACGGTCCATCGCACGGTCGAACTGACGCGCGTCCGCGTTCAGCACGACCGTGAGCTCCTCCAGCGTAGCCACCCGTCATCTCCCCTTGATGGTTCCGCCGAACCTGCGCGTGAGTTCAAGCAGCATGTTCCGCTGCTCTCCCGGAGTCTGAGCCGTCCGCTTCTTGGCCTTGCCCCATTGAGGGACGAAGTCGTCCACCGTCCACTTGCGGCGCCTCTTTTTGCCGCCCTGGAGCATGTTGGTGATCCGCTCCGCGAGAATCCCAGTGAGGATGTCATCCCGCGGCTGCCCTAACGGCCCCGTCACCTGCTCATACGCGGCCCACGCCGTCAACTCGCGGGCAGGCATGCGCTCCAGCAGCTCGTGCACCGTGTAGCCGAGGTGGCCAGCTAGTCGGTGGAGGAAGAGCCGGTGAGGGTTTCGCTGAAATCCTCGGCATCCTCCTCCACCGCGGTCTTGTGCAGCCCGGACAGTTCGAACACCGCGTCCCGGATCCGCAAGATGGGCGCGGAGTTCTTCCCTCCGAGTTCCTTGACGTCGCTCTCCTCGAAGATCGGCTTGCCGTCCTCACCCACGGTGCACCAGGCGACGCACTTGAGCGCGACCTGCCCGACCCGCTCGTATCCGCGTTTGGTCTGGTTGACCTCCAGCATGATCGACTCGATGCGGGACCGCTGCGCTGCAGTGAGCGGCCGCACCCGCACCGTGCCACCCCACTCGGGGCACTCCACGTCGCGGGTCTCGACGTCGTCGGCCTTGAGGATCTGGTCGCGCCCAAGCAGTGCCATCAGGAAGCCTCCTCGAACTCCGGTTTGCCGGTGACTTTGAACGTGAACGAGCAGGACATGGCGTCTTCCATCGGGAACGCCATGCCCATCGAGGTGATGAACCCGCGGAAGTTCCAGATGCCGCCGGGCGGGTCCGGCAGCACGATCCGGTAGTTGCGGGGCAGCGGGTCAGCGAAGTCGTCCTGCAACACGTTGTGCAACGCGGGGTCGTAGCGGACCTCGAACGACACCTCGCCGCCGTCCGAGAGGCCGCCCACCCACTCGCGGAACCCGTCCGGCGACTGGTGGGAGGTGGTCTCGATCGTGTCCCGCTCCTGCTCGGGACCGGAGATGTCGGTGGCCTCACCGATCAGGTCGAAGGTCTCCGGGGTGCCGTCGTCGTCGCGCTCGAACCGGGTTCCAAACCCCGAGTATCCAGCCATTTTCGTGGACCTCCACTCAAGTTGTCGTGTGGACGTCCCAGGTCTGGCGGGCCTCCCCACGGCCCTGGGTACCAGGGGAGGCCCTTCCTCCGGTGATCAGCCGGAGGCGTCGTGATCCCTCACCTATGGGGGTGGGGGAAGTTGTTCGGTGTGGAAAGCGAAGCTGATCGGGATGTGTCGGATCAGCGGATCGGGGTCACGCATCGGCCGCGCATCCACCAACCTGACGGACCACAACCGGTGCCCCACCAAGGTGATGTCGTTCTCCCTGTGGTCGAACAACTCGGTGAGCTCGGCTGCGATCTGCAGCGCCTCGGCGAACCCTCCGCGGCCCTTGGTCCACACGTGCAGGGTGTGCACCACGCGCCGCCCGAACCGGCCGTGCACGTTGTCCGCCGTCTCGGTGGCCTCACCGACTGTCACGAACGGGTGCGGCTGGTCCTCGGGAATGTAGTCCCACACCGGCACCGCCAGGTACTCCTCGCACCTGGCAACCACCGCCGCCTGCACGGCCAGCAGCGCCGACGTCGCGACCGGGGTCAAAACGAAGCTCACCTGCGCCACCCCCCACGGCCGCGTTTGCGGCGCCGTATCGCCCGGTTCACGTGCTCGGCCACCAGGCCAGGCCACACGAGACGCAGCGCCTCCACCGTCGGCCGCACATACGGCTGCGCGGCCATCCTCGACGTGCCGAACTCCTGGAAGATCGCATATTCGATCTCGTCGCCGGGGCCGAGGCGCACCGTGGCCCCCTGCGCCTCGTGCCGGATGCTGTCACGCAGCCGGCCCGTGTCCACCGGCGCCAGGCCCTTCATCGTGGCCTCACCCATCCGGCCCGCCTCACGAGCCGCCGCCTCGGTGCCCTCCCGGACGTGAGGCTTCAGCATCCGCAACCGGTCCCGCAGGCTATCGACGCCGCGGATCTCCACACTCAGCCGCCCGGCCACTACGACACCTCCACCCTCGGCTCAGCCTGCAGCACCTGCGTGTCCAACCGCAGGTACACCGCCTCCGACGGGCGGATCGCAGCGACGACACGGAACACCTCACCCGACACGGGGTCCTCCAGTTCGTCGCCGCGCTGCACGTCCTCATCCGGGTCGCAGTACACCGGCTGCGTCAACTCCGCCTGCCCCTGCTGTGGGCCGACCTGGGACCGCGCCATCACCCACTCCAACGCCGTGGGCTGAGGCACACGCACATCCAGCACACCCACCTGGATGCGCTGTTCGTCCAGGCCGCCCGTAGCGTTGCGGACAGTTTCTGTCCGGTAGTGGTCGACGGTCCGGTTCCACAGGTGACCCAACACAACGGCCTCCTAGGCGTGGGCCTTGTGGTAGGCGTCCACCACATCCGACGGCAGACTGCCCCGCACCGGCACCTCGTACCCCTGCTCCCTGGCCCACGCGCGGATCTCCGCCGTCGTCGCCCGCGGACGCTCCTGCGTAGACGTCTCGACGGCGGACGGCTCAGGAGCGGCGGCCGGCTGCTGCAGGTCGCGCTTGGCGATCTCGTCCTCCAGGCGCTGCTCGAACTCCGCGCGCAGCTGCGCCTCGATCCGACGCCGCTCGGCCTCACGCCGCTCATGCTCCAGCTGCCGCAGAGTCTTACGCGTCACCGGCTTGTCCGTCGGCCGCCACCGCCGCGACCTGATCAGCCGCGACAGCAGACGACGCCGCTGGTTCGCCGCGTACTCCGCCTGCGCCTTGTCTTCCTTCGACGCATACCGGCGCTCGGGCGGCGCGATCTCCTCCGGGGTCGCGTACTCCACCACCCGGCCAGTCATGACGTTCTCAAACCGGACAGGCATTCATTCTCCCAGGTAGTAGTAGGGGGTTGCGGCGGCCTGATCCAACAACCGCTGCGGCATGTCCCCGGCCAGGGGCACCACGCGCACCGAGGGGATGTCCACCGCATCCCGGATCAGATCCGCCTCTTCGTCGGTCGGGTAGAGGGGGCGCGCACCCGAGTACTGGTAGTCAGCGATCCGCTCCGAGTTGACCCCGGCCGGGTTACGCACCGCCCGAGTCACCATCGAAAAGATCACCATGCGGATCGGGCCGGGCACATCCTCGCTGGTCGCCCCGTCCAGACGCCCACCGGCGATACGACGCACCACATCGGAGGCATCCGCGAGCAGCGCCTCCGCCTGGTCGCGCTTCGCCCCGGTCAGGGTGCGGCCGAGCCGCGCCTCGTACTGCTCAACCGTCATCAGAGCCCCGGCCACGACCGCACCCCTCCTCTCCCCAACTCGCCCCGAATCAGGACTCGTCGTCGACGCCGAGCACGACCACCCGGTCCGCGTCGACCAGTTCCGCCCCCGCGTAGATCGACAGCAGCGACAGGGTGGACGCGGTGGAGGTGTCGACCATGAACACGTGCCTCAGCGACAGGCCCTCCTCGGTGATCACCGCCGAGTCGATCGTTCCGGGGATCATCGGCGGGGTGAGCGTGCCGAACGCGAACGCGCTGGAGTGGTACGCCAGCGCCCGCACCCCGGTCAGCCGCGGGCTCTTGACCACGATGAACCCGCGGTACTCGCCGAGGATGCCGCGCTGCAGCGCCTCGGTGGCGACCGCGCCCTGGAAGTCGGTCAGGGTCACCCCCTCCGGCGAGGTGAGCCGCGCCGCGAACCTGGGGGACACGGCCAGCCACCGGTCCTCCATCGGGTTCTCGGCCTCGTCCAGCAGCGCGTTGGCGTCGGCGATGATGTTGTCGAAGTCGCTGCCGTCAGGGGTGACCTCCTCGTCGATCGGCAGCTGGTTCATCACCGCGGCGAGTTGCCCCTCAGCGCCGGCGACCACGGCCCGCACCTGGTTGCGGGTGACCTGCCTGCCGAAGTCGACGATGTCCAGCGACCGCTGGTGCTCGGTGACTCGC